TTAGAATAACAAACACCGTGACGAAGTACGTATCTGGGTGGATTAGCCTATCGCAGGTAAAAGCGACATTACGCTAGAAGGGCTTCGGAAAGATCCGGAGCCCCATTTTCTAGATCAGTCGGCTTAAGATCAAACAGGTGCTCGCGCTGCAAATCGCAGCAAAGAAAATAAATTTTGGCAACGATAACTGTTCAATCCATCTGATCGCCCAGATACGCGGAGTTTCGACTGTATTTTTATTGGTCATTTTCCCCTCCCTTTAGAGAGGGCTTTTATCATACGGTCAAAAACCGTCATCACATTCTTTAGTTTATACCCGCTCTGCTTCACTGCTTGAAACGCTTGGTGACGATTTCAAACAGTGCGTCCGATATCCACATTCCGCAGGCTCCGACGACAAATGCGGCGGCATGAAGCCCCGCGTTTGAGCCATCATCGGGCGGCAAGGGGAAATGGACGGCATTCAAATAATGCAGAAGCGGTCCGGTCAGGTAGCCGGCCGCCAGCGCTCCGCAGATTGGCGAAGCAATCGTTTCCCGCACGGTATATCGCTTACGGGACAGTGCGCGCAGAGCACCGCCTGCAAATCCGGCAATCACGACGGATAATTTGAGGCCAAATTCGTCTAACGGTCCGTTCATTTCCAGCAGCCCCGCCGTTTCCCATTCTCGTCATTGCCTTCGACCCGCTCCGCTGCCGGCCGGTCCACTTTGGTCAGTGCGACCAGACCGGCAGGCGATAGGTTATTCTGTCTCCAGCCCGCGCAGCTCGTTGCACTGGTCGAAGGACAGCCCGCGACGACGAAGGGCAAGAACACAAAAATCATAATCCGTAAGCCCGCGTAGTTTTTCATCGTCCTTGCCCCTTTCCTTTTCGGCTTTGACGGTTTCGCGCAATTGCTCGGAAACTGCCTGCTGACGGCCCTCACGCATTCCGGCGAGATATCCACCCGCCAGAAGCAGAAGCGCCGCCAGAACGGCAGCGAGCGAGTATTTCAGCCATGAGGGGATGAGCGCCCAGATCATGCCTCTTTCCTCACCCGCTGGATGAAGAAGTAGAGACCGACGCCGACAAGCGCCACCATTGCAACAGCAAGCGCCCACTGCATCGGGCCGGAACCGTCAGCCATTGCGCCGACGCCGGTAATAAGCCCGCCGAGCGGTCCCCATGCTTCCGGCTTCTTCAGTACCTCTTTCAAGGACGTATCCGACTGTACGGCCTTGCCTGTTGGAACCTGCGGCACCGGTGAAGGTACGGGAGCACTGTCACGCGAGAACGCCAGAGCGCGAGACCGAACCCGCGAGACACGCGAAGTCCAGCCCTTTCCGAACGTCGAGAATGTGCCGAGACCTTTCAGCCATGCCATACGCGCATCGCACAGTTCATTGATGATCCGGTCGGCGGCGATCTTGCGAACGGCAGCGAGTGTCTTTGCACCGATTACGCCGTCCTGATCGACGCCGACGACTTTCTGGAGCATCTTGACGGCGCGGGCTGGACCAGAGTGGATAGCAAAATCCAGCGTGGCATAATCCACACCGGCAGGCAGATCATCACCGGAAACCTTATTCCAGTAGTTCTCCCGGTAGATATCCGTCGCCTTGGCTTTGGTCAGCGCCTTCACTTCGGCTTTCGAGACACGACGCCCTTCCCAGGCTGACAGCGTAGCGAGCGTGATGCCCATATTCGTTGCACCGCCGGGGTCTTTCGGATGATCGACGTACCCGCCCTCTTCCGAGAAGACATCCGGCATCGCTTTGGCAAAGGTTCCCTTGGCCATTGGTGATTTCCTTACTTTGTGAGATGATCGATTAGCGCTGCTGAAGTTGCCCTCCCTAACAGCGCGACCTCGGTAGCGACCTTCCCAGCACCGAGGTTTTTTTTGGGCACGAATTAAAATGTTAACAATCGCGCCTTTAATCTTAGACCGGGCGCTTATCTTCGCTTTCAGCTTGATTTCCGAAGGCGCCTGCCCCGGTTAACGAAACCTTGCCGGGGCTTTCCAAATTTGAATGAACATTCTCACTCCTCTTAGGCTGGCCCTTAAGGAGGTGCCAATGGGCTCATTCATTTACGATCACATCGAATGGATATTCTGGGCGTTCATGGCGCTAGCTGCTGCCATCGTTATAACAGTTTTCTTCTATTATGACGGGAACGGAAACCGGCCTTGAAAAAACCGCCCTGAAGGCGGTGCGGTGTGTCGAATAGCGATATCGGTTATGCGAAAGCCGCGTCTATCTGGGCTTCCGTAGTAATATCCCCGGCGTCGATAGCGGCCAGCACTTGCGCTTCAATGCCGTAGCTGTTTCGCACGTGAAGACGGACGGCTGCGGCAAGATCATCCATTTGTTCGTTCGTCAGTGGGCGAAACTCGCCGTCAGCAAACTTCCACGGATCGCCGTCAACGCGTTCGCCTTTTTCGATGGCGACAGCTTCAGCAATGATCTTGCTCTGGCTTTCACGGTCAGACAGAACCGGCCAACCGTTCCAGACGGTGCCGCCTACTTCTCTTTCCCAGCGCTTGGCGGCGGCATATTCCTGCAGCGTCATGCCGGGATGATTGGTCTGGGGTTCTCCGTTCTCGACTGGTACGGTTTTCGTGGGAGGTTCGAGGCCAAGTGCTGCATAATGCATCGGAAAGCCTTTTTTGCCGATGCGGCTGCTATCGATGACGGTTTCTGTTGCTTGCGGGAAGTCAATCTGGAACTCACCCGCTCCTTTTTCTATAGCCATCACGCATCCTCCTTATCAAATTCAGGAACAAACCGGCCATCACTATCTGTATTCGGGTCAAGGTCAGATTTGACGAACGGGTCGTTGCGCTCTGCAATCACAACCCACGACACATTATCGGTGCAGGCTTCATCCTCGCAGATGATTTCAAACGAACCGCCGTTGATCGCCCCTGGCTTTAACCGCGCAAATCCATCCTGATTTTGCAGACTGGTCACGACGGCGTTTGTGGTGAGAGCGGAGAACGTACCGGGGGACATATTGCTGGCAGCGTCGATATCAACAGTGGCGCGACCGTTCACAAGCTGCACCGTGCCGCGATAGATCAAATCGTATCGAGGTGCTTCCACGAAGCCGTGACGAAGGTTCTTGTTGAAGGGGTCTAGCGGGTGATCGATTAGAAAGGTACCGGAGCCTTTTGAAAGCGCTCCTGTGACCTGAACAGCACCACCGAACCACCAACCGGCGTTTACTGTGCTGTAAAAACCGACCCTGTTAGCTTCGCCGGTTCCCACACCTGGACCCATTTCAGCAACATAAACGCCGTTGGTGTTATTGAAGGATATTCGGCCTTGCTGAGTGCCTTGACCTACCCTCAGTAGGGCGGCAGTTGTCGTGCCGGTCAAGGTCGGGCTAGCAGTATTAGCCTTCGCATCAAGTGCCGTCTGGGTGGCCGTGCTGACAGGCAATCCGCTCTTAGCCTGTAAGGTGCCATCCCCTTGCACATACTGGGTACTGGTGCCGGTCGCGAGCGCGAGCAATGCGCGGCCAAGGATGCCAAGGTCGATAGGTGACAGGTCGCCATTGCCGTCGGTAACAATCGCTTTATTCGCCGCCAACGCAACCTGTTTCAACTGTTTGGATACATCAGTTTGCAAAATCTGCCGAGCCGAAAGCGTCAATGCTGCAAGGCTGGCAACACTGCCGTTTGGGTCTTTGATCAAGTCAGTCAGTTCATATTCACCAGTCGGCCCGCCAACTGGCACCTTACCTTCCTCGACGCCGAGTTCTGCAAGGTTCGTCAAGACGCCATTGCCGAGCAGTTCAATAACAGTTGCGGCCTGTGTCGAGACCCGGCTTCCATCGCCAAGCTGTCGAGCGCGATATGCACCGTCAACAATCGTCGTACCGGTCCACGGCTCAGTAAGGGTCAACTGAGTGTCACTATCGACACTGGCGATGACGGCCGTCAGGTTCTGGATTTGAAGCGTGTCGCCTTCCCGGAACCGCGTTACCTCAAACAGCGTCCCCGTGCCCGTGACGGTCGCTGAGCCGTTGGCAAGCGAAATCGTTCCCGACATGTAGTCGGACAAAGTGGCCATAGATTTTTCTCCTGGGAACTTAAAGCGTCGTTGCGCTGAGAATGTAGTAACGGACGCCTACCGGGTCTGGCAGATTGTACATAAAGCTACCCGTTGAGGTGTCGATAGTCGTCGGAGCGCCGGGGCTGATATGAATGACAATCCGGTTGGTTTCGACAACGGTCACGCATGATTGGCTTGTCGGTTGCCATGCGTTGGTTCCCGGCAGGCGCACATACTGGTGAAAACCCTGTGTGATCCGTTCCGGCCAGTTACACATCACCTTGGGAAAGATGAACTGTCCCGAACCATCGAAATTCACGATTGCCGCATGCGATCCATACTGACTATCGACCACGTTGGCCGTCGAAAATGACGATGCCGGTATCCACCCCTCAAGCATCACACGCATCGAAGGGAAGCGAGTATCCACGAGAATGTCGTTTCCCGTCGGTCCTGTATCGCTCGATCCTGGACGCTTGATTTGAACTGCGCCGCTGTCCAGTCTACGTAGGGTGCTGCCACCGCCAGACGAAAAACCATCTGTGCTGGTGGCATAGACCATGTACCGGACATACACCGCATAATCGCCTTCTACGCTGAAGGTTATGCCGTTCGGGTCGATTTTGTAGAAGACTTTCATCTGTCGCCCGGTCTTGTTCGCCGTGCGATCAACAGCCGGGATGGTAAAATCCAGCCCCTGCAAGGCAACGATAGTGTCAACGAACATCGTTTCGTGCAGAGGAAAGTCGGTCGTGCGAGGCACATAGATCGATGAGTTCGCAGCAATAAGCGGCGTTTGCCCCATCATGACGCACATATTTGGAACGCGGGTACTCGTGAATATGCACTGTCGAGCCGTTGCAGTATCGACGGTAAAGCCCCGGCGCGTAAGGATTGCGACCGATGGATTGATCCTGAGCATATCCTGTCCAGCGACTGGGGCTGCATCAGGTGCGGGGATAGCAGCATTGTTCGCTGGCAAATCCCATTGACACGTCACAGCCCGGTAATAGCCACCACTATCGGAGTTGCTTAATGCGCAAATATATGGCCCTTCGTTATTGGTGATGCGCCCGACCCATCCGGTATATCCAAGATCAGGATGGATGCTGCGAAAACCTCGGATATTGTTACCTCCCGGCCCGGTTGCGCCAGGTGTCGCGTAGCAGATGTCGGAATTATAGGCGCGAACAGTTTGAACGCGGTCCTTATTGCCTGATGGGCTATCAATATGACCGACGCGCACCCGGCCCAAGCTGTCCATGAGCTTTGCTTCGTAGATCGGTACGATTGGCATGTCCGGGAAGCGGGGGAATATCTCGTAGAACAGAAAATAGTCGCTGCCGCTCACTGTCTGATTTACTAACGCCCGCCGTGCCTGCGAAGGAGATGCGCCCTCGATCACATAGAGATTGCCGTTGACGCCAGTAGATCCGGGGTAAACACCCGGATTGAAACCCGTCGAAAAATAGAACTTGTCCCAGATATAGGACAGGTTCTGTGTCTCGGAATTGAAGAAGAACCGATTGTAAGCCGAGTTCGCCAGTGTCAACGGATCATCAGTTTCATACTTGAGGATTTTCAGCACCGATCCGACGCCCGGTTTCCAACCCATGAAAAACAAGCCCATCAGAACACAATCCTTATGTCTGCGAAGTTGTCATAACCGCGCAAAACCATCTTCCCGTTATTGGCTTGGAGGATGTCGAACTTGAGGGTGCCCAAGCGCGCATTCTGGATGTAGACCTCACCATTCTGAACGACGAACGGATAGGTATAGCTTCCGTTATTGTTCGGATCGGCAATGGCGAACTGGTTGGCTACGACAATGAACTGGCTGCCGGTCGGCGTGACGTTGATAAACCAACCCGCCTGTTTCCATGTGTCTCCGCTGTTGATACGGGCGTAAGCCGATATCTTGGCAGACGTGCCGCCACTGCCAACCGTGGAAGTCATTCGCCAGCCAGCGTTAGCCACCGTACCATCCACCGACGCATTCACATCAGTAATTGCATCAGCGATGGCGGTCATGTCGCCTTCAACACCGTCAACGCGGGCTGAGAGCAGTGTCACCACGCTTGCATCGGCCTTTTCGTAAAGTTCGGCGTTCAGCTGCGTCAACTGCTGTACGATGGCGCTATTTGGCCCTGTCGCCACATAGATATCTTCGGACCATGAGGCTTTCGCCTTGCCGTAGGTGCTGGCAAGTTCCCGGCGAAGTGACCGGCTATCTGCATAACCGGCCAGCATGCCGTCAGCGGTCTTGGTGGCGTTTTCCTGAGCCTGTCGAATAATCTCGCGCCTATCGTCTGTCATCCAGTTGATCAGGCCCTTCACGTCACTGTCGAGCCGTTCGTAATCGACCGGGCTTTCGTCGCCACGAGCGTCCAGCGTCGTGAACGGGGTAGCTGTTGACCAAGCTACAGATCGGCCATTGTCCACACGCAAGCGGGTCCGCACAAACCAGTCAGTGAGCGAAGTCAGGCCTTCGACCAGAAGGACGTTTGTCACGTCCCATGTCACGAACCGGGTGAACACCTGGCTGGGATCGTTCGCTGGCCAATATTCGATATTGACACCAACGACCGATATATCATCGATACTATCCCAGATCAGTCGAGCCGCAGGCAACTCACCTTGACCATCCGCAACAACAAGCGTCGGGATGGCGAAGAAATTCTGCACTTCGGCCAGATATTGCGGCGGTGGCACAACGATGATGTTCGGCGGGTTGGTCTCGTAGGCCGTCGGATCAAACACGCCATTGCTGATCTGCTGCAACGACAGAGAGATGTCGCGAGCGCCATCAGTATTGATCCCGCCAAGTTGGCGCGTCAGAACCTGAAACGTGCGGTCGCCATATTTTGCGCTATTCCATCGAACCCACCGGCCCTCCTTGATCGTGTCGAGGAACTTCGGGTGAACAACGATTTCCGCCGATGCCTGATAACGCGCACCACGGATGGCAATGTCAGCTAGTCTGTCCACCTGCCGCACATCGGTGACGGCAGCGTAAGGAATGGCGCTGGCAAGCGTTTCCCTGTCTTCGGCTAATGCACCGGCATCGATGCGAGTTGCCGCGTCCTTCGTCTCATAGAAATCATCTGGCGAGACATATGAAGCCGCGACCGTGTTGATAAGCTCAGTACGTTTGCGCTTGGCGCTGAACCGCAAGGGTGCACCGCGCTTGATATCATCATCGGTGATGGTCGCAACAATCGCCTGTGGTGCGCCAGCAATCGGAAACTCACCATCAACACGTTCCACCCACGAGCCGCACATGGCTTCAAGGATCGGCGTCAGGTTTGCGTCGTGGTTCGCGCCGGGGCCGTCCTTGGCAATCGCATGGGCGCGATATCGCTTCGTGCCGTCCGGCATGGTTTCGTCGCAGATGTTCGCCGCCTGGGTATATTCTGCCAAAGGCAGACGGCTTGCGCGAACAGCTTTGCCGACCATGCGCTGAGTGCCATTGAAGAAACCGCGCTCGAGATTGTAAATCTGCACGACCGGATTATCGGAATATTCCCATGTGCTCTGGTCATTCCAACGATGCGCGCCTGATCCGCCCATCGTGCTGTCTTTGCGCCAGTCGTAAAGCGGCGCGCCGACAACTTCGAACAACAGTTTTGCCGGTGAAGTCAGGCCATCGCCATTCTTGCGCAATTCCGAGAACACGACGGCATAGGCAACGCCAGCGCCGCGATGGTTCGCCGTCCAGCGGCCAGCCGGACGGGCATTGTTGATCAGCGTCGGTTCTGCCTGCTGATCCATCGTGCCGTAGAAAAACTTGACGCGGACATTATCGTGATCGTCGCCGCTCGTGCCTTCGTTCGGAACTAGCCAGTAACCGTCTGCATCCTGCTGTGTCAGGTTTCGCCACTGACCATTGTAGCGAACACGCGGAACCGCCGTGATGCGGAAACTCGATAGGACGAAAACGTCCTGGATCAAACGTCCGCCCGAACCGTAGCTGTTTCGATAGATGTGATGGCCTTCAGTCGCGCACGTGCCGAGAATGACCGAACGTGGGATATTGGCGCCATACTGGGTTTCCAGTTCCGAAGCCCGGCTTTGCGTCTTTGGAGGAAACAGCGCATTGACGGCATATTTCAGTGCAATGCCGAAGGCTGTCTGCGCGATTCCGGCAAGGATCGGGCTCGCAGCCGCCCATGCGGCCACGCTCGATACAAGCCCGCCAATCGCGGTGAAGATAGGCGCTAAAAATGGCATGCGACGGCCTCAATCGGGCGCAACAAAAAAGGCCCGCCGCTGGCAGACCTTCAAACGCGCAAATTGTCGTGATGGTTACAGGCCGACCTTGTAGGCCTGTTCGATATCGGTCACCGGAAAGAACGTGAGGCCGTGCGGCTGTTTGACCGCAAACCCAGAACCGCAAATGAACCCGGCCACGTATTCGTCATTGATGCGCATAACGCCGACATCACCACGGCGGGCAGAGAGCCGATTGACCGGTTCTAGCTGGAGATAGGTTTCAAACACGTCCTTGACGTTCTCGCAGCCATTGGCGAGCATCTTGCGAGCGGCGCCGGCTTCTGTCTTGTACTTGCCCCGAAACTCTGTGAGCGGGTCTTCTCCGGTAACGGCGCTGATCGCATCTGCTGCCGTCATGAGGCAGTCTGAAACACCCCATTCTGGAGCGATGGATACGTGGGCCGTCGCCAAGTCTTCCAGCGCCCGATCCCAGCCGGGAACCCTATCCGAATTTGATTTTGAAGAACTCATTCTTAATCCTCGCGGCATATTCGAAAAGCATGTCGCCGGGCGACACAAGCTGCTGGTCCTCATGCGAGGCGTAGCGATAGCCTTCCCGGAAATTATCGACCGCGCCGGTTTCGATGTGACCTTCAAGCCAGACTTCGTCGCTTTCCTCGCGGTGATCAATGTAGTCGACATAGCCGTACCAAGTTGGTTCAGCGTGAAGGAAAGCGTTTGTGTCCGGGTCGAAATAGAAGTCGTAGAACATCACAGGTCGATTTTTGTAATCTTCCTGCTCGATCAGCCCGAGCTTATCCGGCGTAAGGCCGAAATCGGCCCTCGCTGGCAGGCGCATGGTGACAGGCTGTGCCGCCGTACCGAGCGCGTACATTGGCTCATCGATATCTATGATGGTGTTGCCGTGATAGGTCAGGCCACCGTAATCGACGCTGCCCTTGCCTGAGAAAAAGCCATAGGTGCCGGTGCCGAACTCGAACTTTACGGCAGATGCGATCTTGCCCCTGCCCTCGTTGAGCAGTTGCTGTAGACGTGCGGGAAAGGCCATGAGTTACCGTCAAACCATTGAAAGGGTGGATTCAACCGCGCCCAGCTGATATCTGGCCGGCATGATTAGAAGCGTTTGCATGTTGATTGTCGGTTTTGGCGCCTTGATCCAAGGAGTTCTTCGCCTTGGGAACCCAGCCCAAGCAGTTGAAAGAACAGGCTGGTTGTATCAGCATTTCGGTGATCAAGGCATTGCCGTAGGCATGATAGTCCTCGGCGGCATCGCGTTGGTCATCGGGGCCATCATGTTCAACAACACCTGGGTTCGCGCTATCAGGGCACGGCGACAACGGTAGGCACACCTATCTCGGCACCTCTATGAGCTGAAACTTTGCCGTTGGCATCACGCCATCTCCAACTTCGGTCGATCCGGGCACAATCCGGGTATTCAGAACCGGGTCTTTGAACCGGACCGTTGCGCCATTTGCGATGTAGGACGGCACCGGCGGCTCGACAGGTAGCGTGATTGTCGCCCCTGCCATAGCGTTGGCCGTTACCCGATGGAGACTGTGATAGTCGGCGGACGTGAGCGAAATCAAATCGCCCTTCGTCATCGCCAATCCCACAGTCACGCTGCCGATCAGTAGGGTTTTCCCATTCGTGACCGATGTCAGTGAACCATTGTCAGCCGGAACGGAGCTATTCGGATTGCTCCAATAAGCACGGGGAAGCGATTGCTTACCGAGAACCGTGTAAACAATCGTCTCCATGCCGTTCTGGGCCTGAGCTAACCAGCCTTCGAACTCGGCCAGATCCTCGTCATACATCGGCTGGGTTTCGATGTTGACCGTCCACCACTCATCACCGTTCTGGATCATCGATATGGCTCGTTCGCCATACCGAGACATTGAAATCGGCTTGTTAAGCCGTGGACGACCGGCTTGATACTCGATGAAGTCAGGGAGACTGATACTCATTTCGCATAGCCTCTCAGGTTCACCTGACGAAGATCACGAGCGGCGCGAACGGCGCCGCCTTTGTCGTATTTCTGAATGCCAGCCTTGAAGGTCTTCGCAGCGCCTTCCTCAACTTCGCTCTTGATGTAGTTCTGGAAGTTTCCGTCATTCACGAAACGGGTTTCCGTGATGATACGAACAGTCTGCTGACCGCCGCTAACAGCAGCCTCTCGAACACTCGGCAAGGTGGAGCGAGACGGCATAGAGATGGCATTCCCGTCGACCGGACCGCCATAGGCAAAACCGCGCAACTTGTTATCGTTCATCGCTTGCAACCATGGCCCGAAAGCCTTGGTTGCCTGAGCATTCATAACGAACTCACCATTCGACAACCATGCGGGAATGCTGTCAGAGGTTGCGGAGCCAGGTCCGGAAACATAGCCACCGCTTGCAAGCCGCAGGCCCGACCATGGGTCTGCCGATTTTCCGCCAAACAATCCACCGAGAAGACTGCCAAAGCCGCTTCCGCCGAAGAGCGAATCTATCCCGCTATCGATCAGAGCATCCGCAATCTTGGTGATTGCATTTACCGCAGCGTCGGCAAGTGAACCCCACCAGCCTCGCCCATTGGCAAGACCGTTCGCCATATCGGAGAAGAAACCCTTCGTTGTATCCTTGGCGAAGTTGATCGCATCCTGTGCCTTCTGGATCGCTGATTCCAGACCCGCCATGGTTCCGGCAAGCATCTTGATATAGTCAGCCTGCTTCGGCGTGAGCTCGATACCATGCTGTTGCGCTTGGTTGAGCATTTCCTGTTCGTATCGAAGCGCATTGGCGGCTTCTTCGGTCATTCCGAGTGCCTGCTGTTCGACCAGAAGTGATGCTATCCGCCGATCGGCACCGTCGATGATGTCCTGATAATATTCGGCATCAGTCTTGCCTCCCCGCTTTCGGCCCTTCTTCGACTTGTCGTCAACGTCCGTGAGGCCCTTGGCAAGCTCTCTCAGCTTGTCCGCCGCCGCAGATGCTCCACTTTCAATGGCCGAGTACATCCCGCCCACATAATCGGTCTTTTGAGCGTCTTGGATGGATTTCAGAAAGCTGTCGTCAAATGACTTTGCGGACCCAGCATAGGGGTTATCCACTTTGTTGAACTTGTACTTTTTCAAGGGGCCGAGATCGGGGAACTGCGGCGCCAGAGCCCTATCCAACCCTATGGTTTCAAATCCGCCTCGAATCGCACCGTTCATGCTCGCGATCATGCCATTTACGAGACTGACAGCTTCCCGAACCATGTACTGAATACCGGAAAGGAAACTGTTCGCGGCCTGAATTGACAGATCGCCGAATGCATCTGGAAGGATAGACCATGCAGCGACGATGCCACGATATCCGCCGATGAACATCCCAATAATGGCATTCGCTGCGTTCTTCGCATCGGCAACGATGTCGCGGCCAAAGATGCTCTTCAACTCGTCCCGGAAAACATTTGCTGCAATGACGGCTGCGGCAAAACCAGCCACGAGAGCGGTAGCGGGATTAGCGAGCGCGAACGATGCACCCATGCTGATCGCAGCGACCGATAAACGGCCCATCCAAGCGATGAGAGTTACCATTCCGGCGATAACAGATGGCGCATAAATTAGCGCGAGTGCACCAGCAGCCGTTGCCGCATATGGCGCAATAGCCTTTAGGTTGTCCGCGAGGAAAATCAGGGCTTGTGAAGCGCGCTTCGGCCAATCCACCATTTGCAGACCGGCAGCGGAGAGCGAAACGAGACCAATCGTCAACAGACTAACCGGCGAGATGACGGACATGAATGCCGCGCCAAGGCCGCGCAACGGGTTTTCCATCATGCTGATGACTGCTGCAAGCTGAGTGCCCTGCTGCAAACCAATCTGGAATGCCCCCATCCCCATCTGGGCGGAAACAGCGATGTCCTGAAACTGTGCCGCGATATTGGCTGTATTGAACTTGCTCGCTGCCTTGATGTTGTCGTTTGCGGCAGCACTCGCCAGCCGAAGTGACTGTTGTGCTTGCCTTGCAGCGCCCGCAACACGTTCCAGTCCGGCTTCGGCATTATTCGTTCCTGCCGCAAGCCGCGAAGCCGCAGACGCCGCGCCCGAACTGGTCGAGGAAAATCCGTTTACCGCTGCTTCAGCACGCTTAGCCGCACCGGACATCTTATCGAGCGCACGAGTGCCTTTCTCGACCTGATCGCTGCGGACTTCCAAGCCGAGAGTAGCGACATCAGCCATGTTGCGTTCCTTTCAGGCGAAAGCTATCGTCTCGTCACCTAGAAGGAGACGGGGCATGAAACTCACATTCATTGGGGCGATGGTTGGCTGCATACTGGCTTCACAAGCTTTGGCTTTTGATGCCGAGAGCGTGGCCAATGATGCATATAAGTGCTGGAACATCCCTGCGGGCGCGGCAGATAGACCTGTCCGAATGACGTTCGATGTCCTTTTTGACAATTCAGGGGCCGTCAAAGATATCACCGTTACCGAATACACTCCGAAGGACAAGTTCGGAGAAACAGTCGTTAGGTCTGCATCGATCGCTCTTGAGCGATGCTCCCCGTACCGAGACGCGGAGGCCGGCAAATTTTCCGTGACCATGACAACGGATTACCCGGACAATGAGCCGATTAATCCTTTCAAATAAAAGGCCCTAAGCCCCTCCTTCTTTTTACACTCGACTCCTGGTGAGCGATTTGCTTCTCTTAGCATGGGGATATCGAGGGGCTTTTTATGCGCAATTTCTGGGTTCTTACCATTTGCTTGATTGCGTCCGGCTGCGGAACAATTACACTGCCGACCGCTGCACGATTTGACGACGGAACAACCCTGACCGGAACGGCAACAGCTGCCGTTTCGGGCGGAACGTTCCAGCTTACACAACCTGGCGGCTCACTTTCTTGCAGCGGTACCTATAACGCGATGGACACGTCACCGACGATCACAATCCCGGTTACGTGCAACGATGGCAGATATGGCTCAGCGGTCATTACCCGCGCTCGTGACGGCATGAGCGGAAGCGGGTATGTGACCACATCGGACGGAAAACGCGGTGTCGTGGCATTTGGCAACAATGCGGGGTTAGTTATTTCGACCCCATCGTCGTATGGAACGACACCTTCTTACTCGCCCGCATCGTCAACGCCATCTGCTTCTTTTAGCCGACCCCGAACATCTTCATATCGGACGTATTACCGAGGACCGCGTGGCGGATGCTATTACATAAATTCAAATGGGAACAAGACATACGTGGATCGCAGCATGTGCAACTAAAAAGGGGAGCCAAGCCCCGTCTCTGTCATGCTGGCGGCCTCCGCCACCACACTACCCACTCATGAATCGAGCGCTATAATTCCCCAAAAGAGGGAACCCAGATGAAAGCACTTGTGACCGCCAGTCTCGCCCTGCTCTTCCTTTCCAGTTGCGCTGGCAACCGCACGCCTGACCCTGAATACAAAGAAGTTCGCTGCAAGCAGCTGCTCAGTCGGACGGAATACCCAGCCATCCGGGAAATCGAGCGAGTACAAGCCAGGATCGAAGCTGCGCAGTTGGGTTGTTATCAATAACGCTATATTCGTTCTTGCGACCTTGAACTTTTCTTTCGATAAAGGCCCTTATCAGCCAGAGCCATAACTTCCTCGAACGTCTGTCCTGGCTTGCACGCTATTTGGCCGACTGAAATAGATAGTTGATGCTTGATATCCGGCCTTTTCTCTCGAAAAAGACCGAGTGCTCTTGCCGCCGTGTCTGATATTGCGGATTCGATATTGCCAATACTCGCTTTCGGCACAAAGGCGCAGAACTCGTCGCCACCAATACGGGCAATCAAGCTGTCGCTCGACAAGCAATCTTCCAATGCGTGCGCTGCTGAAATGACGGCATCATCACCTGACGGGTGCCCGTATTGATCGTTGATCCGCTTTAGATAATCGATATCAGCGATCAAAAACCATCCACGAACACCTGCCTTGTTGGCTGCATTAAATTGCTGGATAAAACTTCTCCGGTTGAGCAGGCCGGTTAGCGGGTCAATACTGGCTACCCGAGCCAGTTCATTCGCTCTTTTCACCGCAACGCGATAAGATTGTTCCAATTTTTCCAGTTTGGAAAACCAGAATAAACCCAACGGTATCGCGATAAGAAACGGAAGCAATAGACGGACTACAATTGTGACCGCGTCTGAACGCGCGCCGATCACGAAACGTATCCCTGTCGATAGTGAAATCGATATCAGCGCTGCAATCGCGGCAACCAACGCCGTGCGTTTCCAAACGTAACTTGATGGCACGCGCAAAAACCCAACCCTCAGCAGGTAGACCCAACAAGTCGATTAACGCCTCTTCTAGTTAACTTCAACAATCATTCCCGTTTCTTTCTTTTAAACCCGCGCAACAGCGATGCAACGCCATGCCCGTCACTGGCTGGTGTTTCATTCTTCAACTGGTCGCTGGATTTCGTTTTCTGCCCTGCACGCGTGACCGCCAGAATGGCGTTATCCAGTAAGCAGATCATTTCGATCTCCCACGTCAGCATGGCGATGCCATACAGGCGACAATACGCGTCAATATCGACGTAGGAGATAGGGTTGGCAGCCATGCCGACAGATCGCCTCGAATTGAGGTCGAGAAACCATTCCCAGACGTGCCGTAGCTCTTCGGGGAAGTCAGGCAGCACAGATGGCCGTCGAATGGCGAATACGGCCTCACCGAACGATATCAGGTCGTTGGCAAGGCCTTGATGAAAGCCAACTGGTTATCCGCGGCAGAGTCGATCTGCTCGGCAATGAACCAGAGATCAGGATTCGACAGTACGGCACGAACGTTCTCCTTCGTGCATTCGATAGGCTTCCCGCCACGTTCGAACCCTTCCCAAGAAAGGACAGCAGCCACCATCACGTCGATTGCGCGCTCTTCGACTTCCTCAACGGTCTGGGTTTTCTTTGGGTTGCGCTTCTGGTCGCGGATATTGGCATTGGCCAGGCGCCGCTGAACATCGCGAACGCGCTGCGACTGATACGACGCAACGCGAACTTTCATGCCCAATTTCTTGCCTGTGGTCGGGTGAACAATATCCACCTCGAAACCTTCGTCAAATGCCTTCGCCGCACCGTCAAATACTGACAGATCCATCTGTGAATTTCCTGTTTATACGTCTGTGGAGAAACGGTTGATAAACTGCTGGAATTACGGGGTTCCGGCAGTGGCTTCTTGTTCAAAAACGGCAGTCGTAATGCCGAGATTGAAAGTCGTAGTGACCACATCATCGGCTTCGCCGTAGCTTTCCTTGGCCGACTGTACGAGCGCGTGAAAATAGAACTCAGTCGGGGTTCCGGTTTCATCTGGCGCATCGTTTGCGATAATACGGATTGCGTAAGCCAGATTGGTCTTTTCAGCCGCCCTCAGCGCGATCTGGCCTGCATCGAGCGGATCACGGCCACATACCAGGGCGAGAACGCCGGCATCGCGCGCGCCCTTGAGGTGTCGCACTCGAGCATCCGAAAGGCTGGTGAAAGTGACGTCGTTCGCCTCATCACCAAATTCGCCGAGGTTCTGGACTTCACCGACTGGAACAAAGGCCAGAGCCTTGTATGCGGCGATGATAGCGGCCTCATTTGCGCCAGTTACGGGAGTTGCGGGCCCGATAGCAATCGTAGAGCCCGAAGCAGTTGTAATCATGGGTCTTCTCCATATGAAAAAAGCCCCGGATTGGGGGCTGTTAACGGCTCAGGCCGGATGAAAGTTATGCGAAACAGTCGTATGAGATCGTCACTGGCACTTGCCAGTGCGTATCGTCGCTGAACCCTTGCGCGATGTCGGGCGCCTTGGTGATGCGAACGGACAATCCGTCTTTCGGCAGTTTAAGGTCAGTCGGGAAGTGTTCGGCCACCTTCCCTGCATTCTCTGTCGACTTTGTTGCTCCGCCGTTCAGCGGCAGGAATACGTCAATCTGAAGAATGCCGCGCCTTTGGTGAGGCTCAGCCGATCCGACAAACCGGCGGCGCGATGTGTTCGGAACGTGCGTCACGCGCAGATAGCCCGTGGCGGGCCGCTGGAACGCTATATTGGGCCAAGCGACCGGAAGCGCAGGATTAAGCACCAACGACGCCACACGCTCGAATAGAGCGTTTTCTATACTCTTCTCGATCGTCATGTCAGAGCTTGAGCCTTTGCTTTACTTCTTTGGCTTTGGCCGCAACGATTTCCTCCCATCGCTGAGCGATGAGCGTTACCCACGGACGGGGAGCCGCACCTTTGGCACCGTAGTGGACATAGCCCGCATAGTTCGCCGTGTAGCCGAGATAAATCGTATCACCGAGATCAGCGCTGTTGATCACCAGAATGACTGGCTGCAGATCAGGCGGAACCGACCAGCCGGGATTGTCTCGGTACAGCCTTGGCATGGCTTCACGTGATGCCATCAGAGACGCACGAAGAAAGCCTGTTCGCCGGTATTTCTCAGATGATGGCTGGTCATAGACCATGTCAGACAGAAGTTTGTCCATCTGACTGACGAGCTCTTGCGCGCTCTCTTTAAACACGACTTCAAGCGCGCCATCGACCTTAACGGCCCACTGCCCGACGCTTGCGGCAAAAGACTTGGCCATTAATCCACCAACTGAGCGACGAAATCGATCTTGTAATCGGCTACGCACTTGCATCCGATCTTGTGCTGGGCCGGAATGCCTGGAGCATGCGGATACATGATCAAGGTGCCGTCAGGCGCGACGAATGGTTGGTCATAACTGACCTTCTGGCCCCTCATCGCGACGTGCTGCGCTCTCGGGTGCTCTTGCGGAGTGTGTCTCCATGTCTTGGTGACGATGTCTGCCGAAAGGTTCCCGTTTTCGATCTGCTGACGAAAAGCGATGTCTTTGGCCGCGGCCATTGCATTGAACGTTTCATTCAGCGCTATCGTGTCGGCGCGAAGCTTCAACAGACCCGCGCTGTATCGATTGACGATTCTGTCCACGACATCCGCGGGTAACGGGTTTTGCTCTTTGAGCGCTTTCATCACTGTTCGGTCAAATCGCTTGTCTCTTCGACCTCGGACCAGATAGTTCTTCAACAGCGTCGGATCGCCTGAAAGCAGCTCATCACGAGCGCTCTGGACGAACTGAGCCTGTGCTGCCGTCAGACCGATAATCCCGCCTTCCCGCATTCCAGTAGCTCGGTTCACAGGCCCAACGATGGCTTTGGCGGCCTTCGTCGGATTGTCGCCACGCGCCAGACTTTCCGTTAGTGCGGTGCGGATGCTTTCGACCTGGTCAGCGACGATTCCCGACACAAGCCTGGCTGAATGATCGCGTAGCCAGTTTTCAGCAACGACATTTCGCGCATCCCATCGAATAACAACGGTGTGGCCCTCTGGGTCCTTGAGAGCTGGCATGTTGGATACAGTGTCGACGCCGCCCGCGTTGAACGCTTGACGTAGAGCCTCTTCGAGCGGATTGAATGCCGCCTCTTCAATGAACATTGCATCAATCGCGCCGGATATATCGCCCTTCTCCAGCCGTTCTACGACCCGACGGAGGACAATGTTCGAACGAATATCATCCACGGTTGCCATGAACGCGGCGCGCAGGATCGGTTCGTATGTCGCGATGAGCGCGTCAAATTGCTCACGCGGACTTAGACGCTTCAGCATGTTTCACACTTGATAGTTATGGCGATGCCCATACAACTGTTGCGTCAAAACCAACGGGGGCTACACATGGCACTGACTTATTATTCTGACATCGTGAAGAACAAGCTTCACGCTCGCGCAGTCCAGATTTACGCGATACTCATCTCGGCTGCCCACAACCGACAAACACTGACATACGGTATGGTCGCCGATCTGTTGGATTATAAGGGCGCGGGAGTACTTGATCGCCAACTCGGGTTGATCATGAACTGGTGCGCAGACAACGACCTTCCGCCGTTAACCGTTCTGGTCGTGAACTCGGAAACGGGCTTGCCTGGAGAAGGTCTTGTGCGCATCAACGAACTTCATTCGGATCGCGAACTGGTTTTCAACTACCCTTGGTTCGGGCTGGTGCCCCCATCTATCGATGAACTCGCCGACTACGGCGCATTGCGATAGTCCAACGGATGCGACGCAATCAACCCCGCGCTTGCAGTTCGAAGAAAACGACTGTTCCCGCCGGGTTGAGCGGCTTAGCTTCCACAATCGTGCTCACGACACCGCCGATGATGACCTTGTCGGTTGTCGTCGGTTGGATCGTTAGACCCTTGGTGGCAACATAAACCTTCTTGTCGGTCGACTTGATCAGCGTACCGTCAACGTCCTTCTGATCATAATCCAGCGCGACAAGAGTGCACGGATAGTCGGTATCACTCGCGCCGGGGTCCCACGGAACGCCAGATGTCTCAGTACGCCGGATAGCGCCGGTCTGGCCGAACTTGTCGATAAGACGGTTCGCTGTAGCAACCGCGCGGGCATAGTTGAACTTGGCCATTAGCCCACCGATTTCAGCCATAGACAGGTGGCATCAAGATCGCGCAGATACGGCGCGAGCATGCCATCAACTGTCGAGATTAAAGGCGTGAGGAATGCTGCCGTGCCATCGGATTGAGCATTCGCATACTGAACTTCGAGGTCTCCCACCTTCTCGCGAACAATCGCAGACGATGAAGAACCTGAGTTGTTCAGGCTGCCGGGGTTCACCGCTTCCTCATAGGCGGCATAGAACGAGGCATAAATTACCGCCTGTGGGATTACGTCGGAAGGTATCGCCGTTCCTCTCAGTGACGCACCTATGCGAGGCCACGCCCGTTCCTGATCAAATGAGGCAATACGACCGATGAACCGGTCGCCATAGACAGCGTCAATGTAAAGACTGCCGCGCTGACGAAGAACGGCAAGCGACGGCGCATCATTGGGCAATGTGTATCCGTTATCAGTCAGCCATTGCTGAAACTGATCGTCTGTGCCGTAGCCTGCCATGTTCGTTATTCCGCCAGTTTCGCGTCAATCAGTTCCTGAAGCTTTGCATTGGAGACGTTCTTGGCATACTCAATGCCAAGTTCATCTGCCTGCTTCTTCAGCTCTTCCCGCTCACCCTGAGAAGGATTGGTGATTGCAGCCTTGTCGTCACCGTTGCCGGTAATGACTTCGTATCGACCCGCCCAACCCTTCGGCTCGTCCTTTACGGTAACTTCGGTTCCGACCGGGATTTCGCCCTTGGCGCCAAAGATGCCCGGCTTCGTGATTTTCACACGCATGCTCTGTTCCTTCCTGAAAGAGAAAGCCCGGCGCTAAGGCCGGGCTGGTTCATCAGTTGACGACGGTGCTGTAGAAAACGCCGGTCTTGCCGTTGAAATCGGCCCGGATTTCCAGACCCATCGCGCCCATGATGAGGAACTGATAGTTGTCGGTCGGGTTCTGGCGAACCTTCGCGGTCGTATTCACAGCCATGCCGACAATCGGGCGAATAAACTCCGAGTTCGGTACAAAGCCGAAGAACTCGTTCCCGCTCAGCTCGTAAGTCACCGCGATCTTGTTGATACGGCGATTGGTGAGCAGATAGGAGAGCAGAGTGCCACCCTTGAACCCAGTCGAGCCCGAATAGGACTTGTCCAGATTGCGCCCGATTTCCGGCGAGACATACAGATTTACCTTGCCGGTGATCAGATTGTCATCGAGCATGGCTCCGAGCGTCTGAGTGATAAAATTGTCAATATCATCAGAGCCCGCCGTAGTCAGGTCGATGTTCGCGCCGCCGGCTGCCGAGCCAAGGTTGATGGCCTTGGAGAACGGCGAAGTACGAATACCGTAGCCCGAATATCCCTGCACAGTGATGGAAGCATCACCATCAAGGGCATACAGAGCCATATCCCGGCGTATCTTGGCGGTATGCGCTTCCTGATCGTCCGACAGCGCGTCGAAGTTCTCAGACTGCAGCGTGTTCCACTCGCGCCATTCGCGACCATATGCGGTCGAGAAGATCGGAACCGGCGTACCGCGATAGTCATAGGTGACCTTGTCCAGAGGAACGGGCACCTGACCAGACAGCGACCGAACAACCGTACCGGCATCAGACGACACACGGTTCAGGTGAACGAGCTTGCCAATGTTGACGGCCTTTGCGAGCGGCATCAGATCGGCCATGTAGACCTGACCTTCGTCGTTTCGCATGACACGACGGGTAATTCCGTCGAGCTCGAGCCAGGCATCACGCGGCAGAACTGCAGCCTGATTGCGCACAGCGGCAAGCTGATCCTCGGAATTGTGGAACCATTCACGGTCCGCCGAGACCTCATCCCACCAACCGGCGTGAATACGCGAGCTGTTGAGAAGCTGGGAGGAGAAGTAACGCATGTGGTGTAACTCCCTTATGCCGCTGCCAGATGGCCCTTGGCCGCGCGCACACGCACAAGCTGGTCCGATCCGGTGGTGTTGTTGTAAGCCTCTTCGGCAATCGCGATGATGCGCGCGTCAGCGGCAGCGATAATGAATCGGCCAGTGGCGTTCGTCGTGAGTTTGGCGCCCTTGGTGATGTTGGTGCCAGTCGGTACGCGAACGTTGAAGAACTGCTCATCGAGCATTTCCATGCCGATCATGCGGTCGCCGGCTGCCCAAGCATCGTCCACGCCCTTGAGGACAAGGTAATTGTCCTGAGCGATGAACACCTTTTCGTTGGTGGATGCGCCAGCGATAGCAAAGCCGCCAGTGCCGTTCAGAACCACAGCGAGCCCCGGAAGGGTTGCCGCGGCTGCGATACCCTCCTGAACCTGAGGAGTTGCTTCGGTGAACGGGCCGGCGAAAATCTTGTTGAACCTAGCCATGGATTATTCTCCTTCCGGAACCTTGAAGCCGGGCTTGTCAGCGGTCGGCTTGAACGCACCATTCAGGGCCGCGGCACGGCCGGGTTCGGCCTTGGGCGCAAGCTCCTTGAGCGCGTCGATGGAAAGCGTATTGGCCACGGCTTCGGTGAGAAGATTGGCCTTCACCACCTTCTCGACCAAATCGGCCTTCTCGGCGTCTTCCTTGGCCTTCTGGTTGGCGACCATTTCATTTTGTGCATCGACCAGAGGCTTCACAGCATTAGCCACTGCTTCGCCGATGGTTTCGCCGATCTTGGCAAATCCGTCCGAGAGGGTTTTGACCTCATCGGAAAGCGCCTTGAACTGCTCGTCAGAGACAGACATGTCGTCTTCCTTTCGATTGGTTGAGGGAACCCGCTCGGACAGGCCAATGGCCTCCATAATCGCGGACTTCATTCGCTCCAGCACGGACGCCTTGGAGCGCCGTTCCAAAGCTCGGGCGAGGCTGTCCACCGCCCAATCCATTTCGCGGTCAGCATCCTCGATGAAAGAGTTGATGACCTCGACTTCCTGTTTTTCGCCCTTGGCGTTGACCAGCATACCGACACCTTGTTCAGGCGTTGCCGCGCCTTGCTCATCAAGCAGGATGGCGTCATGGTCGAATTCCAGGGCTCGAGCGATATGCTTGTAGTTCACGTCACCGTTTGCGGCTTCCAGAAGGGCAAGAAGACCGGTTGACGTATGAATGGGCCCGCCATTGTCGATGGCTTCCAGAACCCGCTTTCCGCCGTCTGATCGGCTAGCGGTTTCCACATCGATGACCTTGTCGAGGTACACCCGACCATTCTCACGGCGCACGTTTTCATTCCAGGCGCCAATCCAGCCAAGATTGATGCCTTCCGGGTCTCGAGCCGAGACGAATGCACCATTGATCATTGGGTGACCGAGTGGTGCTGGAGTTCTCTCCAGACTGGCGAAGCTCTTCGCGATCTCATCAGCCGGGTACATGATGTCGTTCATGACGATATTGTCTGGGAGAGTGGCAGACGGGACGATAACCACGTCTCGGCCGTTTCTCTTCTCGCGTCGGATCGCACCGGCGTTAGCCAGTGATCGGATATTCACCCGAACGGTTTTGGACATTTTCAATCCTTTTCGGATACTAAGAGACAGCACAGTCAACGGGGGGGCTGCAAAAATGTTGGATCGCAATTCTTGGGACTACATGCGCATGATCGAACGGGAGTTCGTGCGAACTCTTGATTTCGTTTCTCTAAGTGATGAGCATGCGAAGGTTTATTCTAACGAGTACGCCAAACTGTTACTGTTGGCAGGGAGTGAAGTTGATACATTGATGAGCTTTGTGGCATCTCGTGTTGCCGAGAAACCAATTTCCGGTATCAAGGGGTGCCAAACAATTCTATGCAGCCACTACAAGGGCTTTGAAACTGTAGAGATTTCTATCCCTCGCATTGCTCGAACAATTCGCCCATTTTCTACATGGTCAAAGAAGAGAACTTCACCTGATTGGTGGGTCGCCTACAATAACGTGAAACATGATCGCTATCGCAATTTTCACGACGCTAATCAGGAGAGCTGTCTGCAGGCTATTGCCGCATTAATTGTTCTAAACCTGTACAAGTTCGGCGATTGTTTGGAGCCGTACACACAACTATTTGATCCGGGTTATCCTCAATCAATTTCCACGTCAGGATCAATCAATCTTCCTGGATTTGTGAATCCTTTGGACGTGTGATAGCCGCCGCTACATCCTCTTCATCGTCCTCACGGTATCGCTGATCGTCTGTGAGAGGCTCCTTGCCGACGACTTCACGCATCTCATCAGCAGTGAATACCAACTCATTGGATGCGCTCATCTTCTGGTTGGTATCTGCCATCTTGGCTACACGGTCGATCTTCTCGGCCATGGATGTTTCAGTCAGGTCGGCCCAATCCAGATACCAGTCCTTTTCCGGCAGTATGCGGAACCGCTCAAGACGGTTGACGAAGTCCATAATGTTCGGGCGGACTGTGTTTGTCCGACGAGACATGTTTGTCTTGGCCCACTCGTCAGCATCTTCAGTGCTGGCTCGCTCGCCCGTCTGTGAACCGACAAGGATCTTGACCGGTATCGAGATGGAAGCTGCGAACGCCTGGAGGGCGATGGCAAAGAAGTGTTCAGGACTCGGCAGTGTGACGCCTAGCGTCTTCGCGGTCATGCCCTGCATCATCAGCAGCTTGTCAAAGCCGCGTTGCCAGTCCTCGACCTGATCATTCATGCGGTCGACGAGTTCATCCACCGGTACGCCCATGATCTTGGCCATTTCGTCAAGCTTGGCTTCAGCATCGACTTCGAGCACAGGAGCAGACTTCGCGTTCTTCCAGAATCCCTCGCCACCTGCGCCGCTGACCTTCTCCAAGGTGATCAGGTCGTTGTAGCCGGGCTCAAGAAGTGAACGGCAATCGAGCGTTCCATCACGTGACCAGATAATCACCCGATCGGGGTGAAGCATAAACTGGCGTGGCTGTCGTGTTTCCTCTCCTACGCTTGCCTCATTGAACTGGTACATCAGCGGCTGGCCGTAGGTATCGGACATTTCGTCCGTATCCCACTGGGAGACCTGCAACTGGCCTTCCCACGCCGGGATGACTTCGACTAGCCCCAAAAGCCCGCCCGGCACCGTATCAACCGGCTCCGAGAACTTCTTGTTGTCAGCTAATCGAAGGATCAGACCGGAGTACGCTCCGACCAGTGAACGACGATCGGTCTCGGCAATGCGTGACCAGATGCGCAGGTCTTCGAACCTCTGGCGAATATCGGCTTCAAGCTTGGTTTCCTCGCTGCGCTGCCCCTCGGACCCGTCACGCTGCTTTTCCTGAAGGAAAGGATTATCTTGCCATGTCTTCAGGATGGTCTTGTCAACACCGGCCGCGGCAATACCGTTTCGGCGGTACATGCCATACAGCATATCGAACGTCAGGTTTTCAGGATATCCAAAGTCAGCGTAATGATTGTGCTTCGCGGCGGTGAAGTAGCCCGGGAACATTACGTCGAGCCGACGCGCCGCGGCATTGGCCAAGGCTCGAATTGGGTTCATCGGTGCTTCTTTCTAAGGAACATTGCGACGTTCTTTTCGTCGCCCAGCATCAATTCAGTGATTGCCCAGACAAGGGCGTCGGCACGGTCGGGTGATCCCTCGCCCACGTAGCCGGAGGCCGTAAAGTTACACATCTGGTCTTCAAGGTCGGGGAAAATGCCCACGTGATGCACTTTGCCTTGCTCGTACAAGGCACTGATCGGCTCGGCTCGAACGGCTTTGCCACGACTAGCAACAACTTCCTTGAATGCAGCCTTCTTGTCGGCGGTCGCCACCGTGAAGCGCACCATGTCGCCGCCGTAGTTCCGCTCACCGACAATCCGGTCAGCTTCGAAACGGTGATAAAGGTCGACTGCCCGCCTGCCCCATCCTTCCGGCGACAATTGGCAAGTGCCATCTTCAAGAATGTAAGCGTGACCGTCTACCCCACGGCCGGCGACAACGATGCCGATATCATCGCCGCCGTCATCGCCACGCGTGCCTGATGGATCGACAGCGACCACGATACGAACAAGCTCTGGCGCCTGTTTCACTCGCAGGCTGTCTATACCTGGCATAATCTTGCCGTCGGCAGCCGTGCGGTCATCAAGCGCCCACAACGCGCCATTGACTTCACTTGCCCATTCACCCGCTTCAAAACGAAGCCGCTTTGCTGCCGACATCGAGGCCAGCACGTCGAAATACTCCGCCGGCAGGTTATCGGCATTGTCGGACGGGTTTACCTTCATCTCGACGTAGTCGTCGGGGTTAGGAAGAGCCTCTTTCGTGCCGGGCTTCATCTTCGCCCGGAATAGCTGAAAGCTCCAGTGCAGCTTGGAGGGCGGGTTACAGTCGAAATAGGCCTTGAGCGCCAGAAACTGCCGTCCGGTGGCTTTCGCTATTTGAGCCGCGAGCTCACACTTCTGGGCCAGTCGGGACATTGCGGTTTCAACCGATGCCCAAGGAATCTGACTGCTTTCGTTGAAATAGAGCGTTGCATATTCCTGCCCAAGGATCTTCTCGACGCGCTCCTTGTCATCCAGACCCGCAATCCAGACCTGAGAACCGTTTGGTAGCTCGACATAGAAGTCAGTCTTGTCGAACCGCACTCGCAGCGATGGAAAGCAAAGCTTCAGAACCTTCGGCAGGGTATCAGACCACACGGAAGTCTTGGCGTGATTGAACCGGAAACGGAAAATGACGTGCCGAGAACCGGGAGCATTGATTGCCCGCTGAATGATGGCGCGGACAAGTACGAACGTCTTCCCCGACCGGGAGCCACCCCGCAGCATGATATTGCGCGCAGGGCCAGCCAGTAGCCGGTTAGCCTGTCGTTGCTTCTCCGTCAGTTGAATTGCAGCCATGTCTCACAGTTCAGCATCCTCTTGCGACACGGTCAGAGATATTTCTCCTGAATGCTCGTGCTTCTCCACCATAAAGCCGAGCATCTTTGCCAGATCGACCAATGCGCCCTTCTTATCGTGCATTTTGATTTTGATGCCGGTTTGTGTAAGCGAGACTTCTGATACCGCCGCTGCAATATCATCTTCGATTTCTTCACTCGGAACCAGTTCGACCGGATAGATGCCAAGGCCGTTCGGGCTGGCGTTTTCCGATGTCGTGTCTATCGGGCTTTTACCCCACCTGACCGCTTTGCGTATGTCTGCAAAGGCGATCTTCGCCAATTCATCTGCAATGCGCTCTTTCGTGATTTCGAGCTTTGCGGCGGTCTTTTCCCGCCCTTTGGCAATGGCTTCCTGCACCTTAACATTGGTTAACAGGCGTGAGCCTTGTTCAGTTGCGGTCTTCTCGCTGTATCCTGCGCGTATCGCCGCCTGTGTGGCATTCAGGTCAATCAGGTATTCAGCGACAAACCGCTCTTGTTTCGGCGTGAGACTCACGGTTCAATCCTGTTCGGGTTTGGACGGAGAAGAAAATGGATATCACCTCGGGATACACAGCGCTTACGACGGCCTTTAATTTGGCAAAAGGCCTCAAAGACGTTCATGACCAAGTGAAGGTGAACGAAGTTCTCATCGAGTTACAAGCTAAAATCCTAGAAGCTCAAGAGGCGGTCCGTGACGGTCGAGACCGGCTAGAAAAAGCTGAACTTGAGCTGAAGGGGTATAAGGACTGGGATCTGATATCCTCTCGATACAGTCTCAGAGACTTTGGCGGCAACACATACGCTTATGAGGTCAAGAAGGATCATGCGAACGGTCAACCGTGGCATCTTGCTTGCCCTGATTGCTACGGAAATCATCGACTGTCCATTCTACAATATGACGACATATATGTCGGTCGGAAGAACTTCAAATGCTCTTCGTGCAAAAATGAATTTCGGCTGGGGAAGTCAGAGTACTACGAAAAATACACGAGGGTCGCTCCGGACTGGGATGTTTTCTAGGTAGCCGGTCGAGCATCAGGATTTGACCGGTTCCACCAAACATTGAAGTCGCCGCCGTGCTTGAGAGGATCATAAAGTGGCACGTCATCGACCATTGGTGCGGCGACGGTTGCTCCAATCCTTACCTTGTGCTCGCCTGCCTCGACATCCATGAAGTAACCAGCGCTCCTAACATCAGTCGGCTTCTCCGCCCTTGGCAGCGCCATTGCAGGAACGGCAGCAGCTACAGGAGCGAGGCCGAGGAATTTGAGGAACGCTCTGCGTTTCATGATACAAATCCCCTTAAAACCGCATCTTTAATACGGTCGGCATTTGAGCCTTCGTAACCATCCGTGAAATATTCCCACGCGGCTTCACGCGCCACATCCGCGCAACGTTGACGCTCTTCCAGAATGGCTTCACCGATGTCCTGCGCCAGCTCAACTGAAATGGCGGGATGCTTCGCTTTCAACTGCAGGACAGCGTTGGAGATGCTGTGATCGTTGCCGATCATCATTTGCCCCTTGCGGCCCCTGCACCCCATGCCAGACCGGCCATCACAATCAAGGCGAGAACAACCACTCCTACGAAGTGGAATGCCAATTGGAGCATAAATTCCAATAAAGCCATCTGATTTCCTCTTGGTGTTTTGCCGGTCTTGCCCACTTAGGCCGCATTATGAAGGCTCTTACACCTCGGAGTGGACGGCTGGTCTCTACGACCACGAGTGAAAGCCTTGTTCCGAGCGACCGGATGTCTCAGTCAAGTACCCACTCCGCTAGGAAAGCTCTTGAAACTGTAACTCTCACCGTGCTGAATAATCAGCGGGAGGCTTATCATGTTTGAAGATCAGAAGATCGGCGTTAGTTGCCCTAAATGCAGCAACCATATTGAGAAGACTATCGGATGGCTTAAATCCAACGACAAGGTCACCTGTACCGGGTGCAGTTCTGACTTCGTCATCGATAAAGAAAAGCTCTTCACCGGAATTAAGAAGGCCGAGGAGGCCGCCGCCAAACTCAGGAATTCGATTAGAGACGTCGGAGAGGGCCGATAACATTTCGCGCAATCCATTCGTATCAACGGAAAGCCTTAGATAACATAATTCCATCTGAACGCTCCAAACAGAAAACCCCGCACGGTGGCGGGGCTGATTGTTGATCGCTTATTTAGACAGATGCGCTATCCTGATGGAAACAGGAGGGCAGCAATGTATCAGATCAAGGTATTGGAACTCTTAGAAGACGGAACTTCACGGCCATACGAGTTCACCGAACTCGAAACCGCTCAAGAGTTTGTCCGACATGCCACGTTTGACCTTAAGGTATGGATCGAAGGCTACAATATCTTTGATCGTGACGACTTCTTGAAACTCCGGTCAATGCCGCAGGATGAGGCCATCCCGTTTTGATTGGTGCGCTAGTCGGACCCTTTCGGGCGAGGCTCTCACAACATCTTTACGCCACCATTAACCGACTACGGCTATCTTCGCTGGCCGTCAGCTACATGCGAGGAACGGACGGGGCTTCCCCATCCTTCACGGCTTTCACCGCCTCGCATTCTGTGCGAGCCTATCCGTAGACAGGGCGGGAATGAGTGTCTCCCTCTCGCATTCCGTTGAGGCGTTGCCTCGAATAAGTTTCACCGGGATCACTCTAAACTATCTGGCAACAGCTTCTGAGGCTAACCCGGTGCCTCCGGTTCCTTGCTGACTACTCTGTGGATTTGCCAGCCACAGCTACCCTCAGCAAAGCATCAGGCGTGGAGGAACCGCCCATTCGTGCCGCTCTCGCGGTATCTGGCGCTGTGGGAGGATTTGCACCTCCCGGCAACCGGTTGGACATTCGGTCGCCTGCTACTTGCACTCGCATAAAATTAAAACCAATGATCCTGCATTCGTTTCAGGAAGCCTACTTCGATCGGATGGCCGGATGCGTCACCAATCACTGAATCAATGTTGCAATGGGGACAAAGGGCCGTGTCATCGTCATCAACCCATTCTGTGATTGCACCCGGTTCGAATATTTCCAGACAGTAGAAGCACCCGCACTTCCCGCTGGCCTCAATCTCAGGTCGGTGATGAATGGAACGCTTATGAGCTTCGATAATATCCACTTTTGCACTCATAAAAAAACGGCCCGAAGGCCGCCTTGCAGAGTGGGCGCGCCTTAAGCGCAAATCACCACATTACAAAATATAGTGTAATTCGCTTAAGCGGGCAACTACCTATCGCGTTTTATAGCCCCAATGCACAGCCAATTCTTCGAGGCCATCTTTGATATAATCGCTGAATGTCGTTTTCTCGCGCTGCGTCGTTGCTATATCGGCAATTTCCATGCCCTGCCCTACGACTTTGATCATGATATCGAAGGTGCGTTTGCCGAGAACCGGCAGGCAACTATTGAGATGTTGCGTTGCCTCGACCACACGATCAGGCAACGGATCAATTGCCTTGCCGCCGTCAACCTGAACCCGGCCGTAGTCGATAGCAATGGCACCCTTTGCTCCTGACTGCTCCCAGTACATACGGAAACGTCCGGCAGCAGCCCACTGCGCGTCATTGATATGACCACGAGCATAAAGAGTGCCGACCGCGCTTTCCCGGATATTGACCAACGCTTCAACCTTGATCGGATTCGACCTGGAAGGGTGATGCGCCGGGTTGAAATGAGGGTTCGGAGCTTCGCGTACACGTACTGTTGATTTCAGGCTGCCCGGCTCATCATGCTTACGCCGCGCCACTTTAAGCGCATCGCGCAATCTCTTGTCTGCAATCTTTCGCTGTTCAGTTATCGCCGCCATGTCTGTTCCTCGTTGACCTGGTTATGCTTGAACGGGATCGTCTCGGAACTCGCCGCACCAATGATCCCGTTTTGTCAGATTTGATGTTGAGCGCGGCAATGAGCATGAAGTCATGCCGAGTCCTGCCGCCGCGTCATGGTTCTGGTTAGGAGGGAAGCGGACACACTCGCCAACTGTCGCGCTCACCCAACGCCAGTAATCGCAGCCAGCACAGCAAGGGCCAGTCTTTGCATAGAAAGCGTCGATGCTTTTCTGTGTCTGGACTTTCGCCGGTACGTTGCTGACCACGTAGAGCATCGCCTGTCCTATGCTGCTTGCTTGTGCGCCGCGCTGAAGGGTTGAAGCCCCTGCGCAATGCGGATTTCATCTGCCAGCGCGATAAGCCCCGGCATGGACATACGTCTCCACTGGCCTTTGCCACGACGAACCTTGACGCCTCCATGGGGCGCGCCAGCAACCTCATAGCCAAATTCAGCCAAGAAAGGTGCAAGCCCGTGGATGCTGGAAGACGTTCCCTGCTCGAACCGGCGGACACCATGCTTGGAGAGGTATTCATTGATCAAAACAGTTTCCGGTTTCATGAGAGTGCTCCATGCTTGACAAAACGGGCTGGGCGGCGGTTTTCATGACTGATCATGGTGTGGACCCGTCGATGCGCATCCGCTTCGGCAATCCCCATGATCTGGGCAATTTCCAGCGTGTCCTTGCCCGATTGCCATAAGCGAAGAGGCTTTCCGTAAATGGCGTCCTTCTCTGCCAGGTATCGGCTGACTGACTGGTCTGTGTGATTGTGGTAAGCGGCAATCATGCGGCCCTCGCCGGTCCGTAAACTGTTGCGGTTTTTGCCACCCAGAGAGAGCCAGCAGGATATTCATGCTTCGCTCTGGAAACCCATGTCCCGTGATCAATGCCAACTGCCAGCACCTCACGGCCCTGTGTTTGGTCGGTCTTTGTGTGGGATTTGCTGTAAGCAATCGCTTCGGCCCGAGCCTTCTCGACTTCCCTGACATAGGCCATGTTGTCGAGGATCGGCTTCATTACCCGCTCGCATTCCCGGCGAAGCTCTGGCGGCGACGGCATGAACCCGTGCTGTAGATCGGAATGCCCCTGGATGATGTTCTGGACGGCCACTTCGAGGCTGTGCCGCGAAACACCATGCAGCGCCCGGAAATAGACCTCTTTGAACAGTTTCCGGTCACTTTGAACCCGAGAAGGCAACGCGGAGAGGACGTACATTGCCTTCGAAATATCGTCCTCCGTCACCAACATCGAGTAGGTCTGATGCGTAGCTATCTGGTTCATCTCGTAGAATTCCTCGTTCGCGCAGTTCGTCGGCCCAAATGTCTGTGGCTGTCTCACCACGTTTGGGAGGAGGCTCGCGTCGGGTTGAAGATTTGCGGTTTTCCAGCCATTCAGGCTCAAACCCCTGCCAGCCGGAGGAAATCATCATGTCCACAGCGGCATTCGGGTTCTGACATTTGGCGAATTTGCCAGCGAGAAGCTGCGCTGCTCGCACGGTCATTGGCTTTTTTATCGCCTTGCGATGCTCGATCACGGCTTGAGCGTGATCTTCGTCAACTACCTTCATCAATTCGCTTTTGACGGAAGGCTTCTCGGGCGCTTGCGCCTTAACATCTGAACGAAGTGAAGATGTTATATCTGTATCTGTATCTGTATGGTTGAACGGTTGTTGAACGTCCGTTGAAGCGAGCCTTTGTTTTTGTTGCCTTTTTTCGGCACTTGCTTTCCCGGCCTTGGAATTATTTTTCAACTTGTTCGCACGACTTGAAATTTCAGCTTCGGCGCGATGATTGGTTATCTTCCCCTCGACAAGCTGAAGTTTGCCAAGTTTGATAAGCTTTTCGACAGTTTTGACGAACGTGCTCTCACGCATGCCGCAATAGGTGGATAGACGCATGACGTGGAATTCAACGGGGCCGTTTTCCTCATAGATGCGGCAAAGCATCATCATGTATACGCCGACTTCCTGAGCCGACAGGCCGCGAACTCCGTGCATGAAGTCAGAAGGATAGAAATCGAAATAAGGGATACGGTCCCGGCTCATGCTGACACCCTCCCCTTGAGGGGAATATTCCAATCGACAAGCACAGACTGAACGTCGCCCACAGATCGGCAGACGGCATAAGGAACGCCATTCTCACCGCACCAGTCGCGCCATTCGCGTTGCACACCGGAAAGATTGCCGCTTTCAGTTTTTAATTCGATCAGCCCGCACGCGCCGCCTTGGCGCAACAGAACCCAATCAGGTGCACCCGCCTTCACACCCTCACGCTTGAGGCGCGCACCGGTTCGGGCATCCCTGCGACCACCATTAGGCACGTGGAACGCCTTCACGCTGTCCGGCAGGGAAAGCTCAAGAAATTCGGCCACAGCGATTTGTATGGCGCTTTCTGACTGGCGGCGCGTCATGCGGCCTCGCCTTCTGCCTTACGGCGGTCAATTTCGGCTTCGATCAGTTTGACGACCTGCAACCGATGCTGGCGAATACGCTCATGCTGCGCGATCCACATATCAGGACGCGGCGGCTTGGACATGCGCCCCTTGCGAAGCAGGTCATCCATCGACCGCACTTCGCCTATGGCGATATCGAGCATCTGGCGCAGGGAAAGCATCAGGGCCTCACGCAATCCGATAGGTTTGCGAGCCACCCGGAAACAAATCGTCTCCAGTCGCAGCCACCACACCATTTTCGATGAGCCATTTCCCCGAGGCAGGCCCTACAGACTTGCCGTCTGGCAGCGTAAAATAAACGAAACCGCCGCCCTTTATGGCTTCTTCCGTCTGCGACACCTCGCGAGCAAGGGTTGCCCCCCCATAGAGACGGCCAAGGGCTGGCTTCACGTAATGCGGTATTTTCTGAGCTTCCATTACATCCTCCACGCGAGATAGAGGCCGATCAAACAGACCAGCAGGATTGTCAGGAGAGTTGAAAGAATGGCGGCGGCGAAAGGGCTCATCGTTCACCCTTCTCTATTCGTGTCGGGAAGGTCTTTTCGTCCCTCTGCCGCTGCGTCAGCCTTAACCAGTACTGGCGCAATTTCTGCCACGCTGCTTGCAAAAGGCGTTCCAGCCAGAGCATCCGCGATGCCAAGAAGTTTCGAATTGCGCGCATGGGCTAGTTCCCTCTCAGCCGCATAGGCTTTTTCTGATGCTTCAAGCGCCGCTTTGTAGGCGCGAGCGATGGCCGCATATGCGGAAACAGGCATATCTTTGATTGATCGATAGCGGAGGCGATGCATCCAAGATGCCGGAGCGCCATACATGCGCTCGGCCCGGTGCATGGCAGCGTCAACGGTATCACCCGGCCCCCGGTAGGTACTTTGAAGGATGAAATCACTCATCCCTCTGGCGCTGCTGACAAACTCGACACTCATTTTGTCAGATCCTTCAAAACCTTTGTCGGACATTGCAAAGCTCTCCAGCTACGTTTCAGGACAGCAAAGAGAGCCTGAGACGAAACGAGAGCAGGAGTTGAGGTTTGGAGCACATCGGGCATGCAGCATGGCGCGTTCTGCAAAACGCACGAAAAGCAGCAATTGCCCGAAACGAAAAAGGCGCGGGTACCGAAATGCGCAACGAAGAGGTTGTTCCAGGTATTTCCACCTTGAACGCTGCGCTTCGCCCGGAGGCACCCGCTACCGTCGAATATCCGGGCGAACGGAAAAGATCGCGACACAAAGGACGCTCGACGGGTTCTTGAATTGGAGATTGAGCGAGGCTTGTTCCTCATCGCCGCCCCTCGCTCGAAAAGGGAGCCGCGCCACGCTTATTGAAGGTGGCGCGGCTTTCTTCGTTAGTGTGGGAGGAGTTCACCAACGAATGAAAATTCTGCAAAGCGTGCTCATGCGTGCGACCGCTCGCGCTCCTGCCGGTCTTGCGGCAAGAGGCAATAAATGTTCCGTCATGTGTTGGGAAAACGGTCGCAGTCATGGCTTACGACATCCCCAGAGCGTCCATGTAAAGCTGAAGCATCGCTTCTTCTTCCTGACGCTCATGGTCTTCCTTCTTGCGAAGGCGAATGATTTCCTTGAAGGCTTTGGCGTCGAAACCGCTACCCTTCAGTTCAGCAATGATTTCTTTCTGGTCATCACTGATCGTCTTCTTTTCTTCTTCAAGGCGCTCGTAACGCTCGATGAAGGCCCGAAGCTGGCCAACGGCAATCGTCTGCGCATCCGATGTGATATCGTCGCTCATTATACGGTTCCTGATAAGGATGAGGTTTCACTGACGGCTTTGGCTCTCGCTACCTTGGGCGAGCGCACCGCTGCGTTGAGAGACACGAAGTCCTCGGGCCGAAGCTTCAGCTTTCGATCCTTGGCCGCAGCCAGCAGCACCGGAATGTGCCAGTGCGGGATTGCCCCACCCGTACCTCCCGATTGCTTAGGCATACGCCAGCGCATCACCGAATGCGGAGAAACGCCGACGATGGTTGCAACGGCTGTTAAACCGCCAAATTCGTTGATGATTTTGTTTGCTGGTTCGTGTCTCATGGCTGAAATGTACGATAAACGCACAGTCAACGCAAGAGTAAATGTACGATTAAGCTACAACAATCCTGAAAGCGATTGTGCGAAAATCAATCACCATGGATAATTTGCAGCAAACCTATATTGATTGGATCAGAGACGGCCTGAAGGCCGAAGGGAAAACTCAGAGCGGTTTAGCCCATCACCTCGGCATAGCCCATCCTCAGATATCGAGGCTTCTCAAAGGAGCGCGCTCGATCAAGGTTCATGAACTCCCGAAGATCTCCGAATACCTAGGCTCACCAGTACCGGGCCAGGAGGCTGTGCCGGTTGCATTGCGTAAACAAACAGTCGTCCGAGTTGTCGGGACCGTCGAGGCAGGCGCATTCCGTGAAGTGGACGAATTTACACAGGAAGAACTGCCCGAAATTCCGGCAGAGAGAGACGAACGCTTTCCGCATGCCCGCATGATTGCATTCGACGTGGCCGGAGATTCAATGAACGACCTCAAGCCGCGCCCGATCCTGCCGGGTGATCGAGTTATTGCTTTGGCTTATGACGACATTCAGCATGAAGTGCCGTTGCGTAATGGTATGACTGTCGTTGTAGAGCGGGAACGTGACGGCGGACATATTCGCGAATGGTCGGTCAAGGAAATACAGATGTTCCCTGACAGAACAGAATTCCACCCGCGTTCAACCAATTCACGCCACAAGCCAATCATCATTGAAAAGAACGACGACCCGGACAACGGCGAAACCGTCCGGGTCATTGCTTTGGTCAAAAACATTGTCAGCGGATCGATGATCTAGGCGGCAAATTTCTTGCCCGCGAAATCAAAATCTCGGCAGGCTTGCGCAATGTCCGCCATAAACCAACGATTTGGCTGCTCACACATGAGCGACCTGCCGTCCGGGCTGAGATAATTCATAATTGGCACAACGCAGAATTCATCTTCGTCCCCAACTGGCACGAAGCCGGAAACCTTGAAGCTGTATCCGGGGAACTTGCGCGAAAGATGGTCTTTCAAGCGCTCGGCTGATGCAGCCACCTCTGATGCACGCTCAAATGGTGGCACGATGATATATTCCAGAACTTCACGCATCATAGTACTTCTCCTACAGTGACATTCAGCAAGCGACCGATCACGCCCTGACAGTGCACGCACCGAAACGACATATCGCCCAATAGAGCACTCTCTAGTAGCTCATCGGCGTCTCGCGGCATGTCGGTGCAAACTGGCACCGTTACCCCCCTTACCGCCTCCACCATGCAGTTTTCGCAGCGAATGTGCAGCGCAAACGATTGATACTCCTGCTGCCTAAGCGCCCAACCCATACCCTTTCACCTCTCCGTTTGTTCTCTTTCTGTTCTCATTCAGCCAGAACGGCAGAAAAGAGTCGAGTCATATTTTCGTACATCCGGCGATTCGGCGTGTAAAAACTTTTTGTGCTTTTTTCGTACAATAACACTTGCGCAGTATGTGCGTTTATCGTACATTGCTCTCAACAAACGAGTTGGGAGACACCCGAAATGAACGCCTTCAAAATCGACATTGTAGATTCCCTAAAGCATGACGATCAGCAGAACGGGAAGCTGATCCCGGCTCGCATGATGAAAATCATGGTGCCGCGTCCAGCAAATGCGTCTGGCGTTGAGTTCTTCCACTGCGATCAAGAAACAATCGGCTTGTAAGCCTTCCGGTTTCCGCCCGGAAGGGCGGTTTCCCGAATGCTTATTCGAGGAGACACAAAATGCATCCCTCATACCAAACCACGATTTCAGGAATTGCCAGCGCGATTGCAGGTGTTTCGAACTCCATCAATCGCCCTCGCTACCTTTCAGACGTTCTGGAAATCAAGCAGGCTCGCGGTGACGACGATATTGCCTTCTTCAAACTGCAATGCCGCATGTTTCAGTCCCGCTTTGGCGCGACGATAGAAGGCGCTCACAAAACAGCCCTCAAGGGTGATGCAGCCCTGCGCATCTTCGCGGAAATGCTTGAGGAGTTCATGTGATGCCGGACCACCTCACTGAAACCGAGGTCAGGCGGCTGATCGCTGAAATTGAGCACCGGCTCAAGACCGATCCGCACGTACCGACCCGCCGCTATCTCGCTGAAAAGCTTTTCGAACTCACCGACCTTCTACAGGAACAGGAAGGAATTGCAGCATGACGCATACATACGAATACTGGACCGCCGCGCTTGCTAATCCTGAACAGATCGGGAAGGGCCTGCCTGTTCACGAAGGCGATGCGCAGCCCGGTTTTTACCGCAAGCGCAACGGCAAGGATGGGCCTTGGCTACCGGTCGCAATCTGGGAACAGGAAGGCCAGCTTGTTGCAAAAATTGGTGACAAGATGGGCGACCCGGTTGACCTCTGGTCATGGGTTTGCCGTTTCCCTGTTTCCGAGGCGGCATATCGCAAGGCCGTCGATGGCAAAGGTTGGGATGATGACGCGCCCGTCGCGTCTATCGGTCATAATCTGCCGGATGATCCCCACGAGGCGCTTACGCTGGAATTCCAGGCCGAGAAGGAATTGGCCGATACCTTCCTGAAAACGCCTATCACCACTCAGGAGCAGGCCGATAAGGCGGCGGTTTGGTCGAAGAAGCTAGCCGGGATCGCCAAGAAGGCAACAGACCTGCACAAGGTCGAAAAGCAGCCTCATTTGGACGCGGGCCGCGCTGTGGATGACAAATGGCGCGACCTCAAGGAAGAACCCGCCGACCTATCCAAGAAGCTCAAGCGCCATATGGACGCATTCCTGATCGAGCAGCAGCGCCTTGAAAACGAGCGCCGCCGTAAGGAGCAAGAGGAAGCCGACCGCCTGCGCCGAGAGGCTGAGGAACGCGCCCGCGAAGCAGAGCAAGGCAACGACGAAACGGCCATGGCCGAAGCCGAACAGCTAAAGGCAGAAGCTGCCGAGCGTGAGAAGGCCGCACAGGCCACGAATGCGCAAGCTGGTCGCACTGGGGCAAAGGTCAGCCTTCGCACTTTCGTCTCTGCCCGGATCGTTGATTACGACAAGGCTTTGGTTGCCCTGAAAGATCACCCCGAAATGAAAGCTCTTGTCGAGCAGCTTGCCAACCGTGCGGTTCGCGCCGGTATCGAAGTTGCTGGCGTTGAGCGCTTTCAAGAACAGAGGGCCGCATAATGAACGCTGTAGCTCATCACGAAAGCAACCGCCTCCCATCATTGCCAGCAGGAGGCAGGGTTAGCGCAATCGTCCCGCAGGATTTTGACGGCGCATGGCGGATCGCGTCAGCCGTTTGCAAGGCAGGCATGGCCCCGAAGGGGCTAGAAACGCCAGAAAAAGCCATGGTCGCAATCATGCACGGTATGGAAGTCGGGTTGACCCCGATGGCGGCTTTACAATCGATTGCTGTCATCAACAGCCGTGCCACCCTCTGGGGGGACGGTGCGCTTGGTGTCGTGCAGGCGTCCGGCAAAATGGAAAGCTTCAAAGAATGGTTCGAGGGTGCCGGTGATAGCCGCAAGGCTCTTTGCCTCGTAAAGCGCAAAGGCGACCCAGAGGCCAAACTTGGCGAATTCTCCGTTGCCGATGCACGCAAGGCGTCGCTCTGGGGCAAATCTGGCCCATGGTCACAGTATTCAGACCGCATGTTGAAGATGCGAGCCCGCGCTTTTGCATTGCGTGACGGCTTCTCGGATGTTCTTCGCGGCCTCGGCATTGCGGAAGAAGTGCAGGACATTCCGGCCCAGCAGGAGGCGGTCAACGTCACGCCACCATCACCACCTAGCCCGCCTTCCCCGCCATCGCCTGCCATTACTGCGTCGAAAGAGGAATTCGTTGAGGAAGCTGAAATCGTCAGTGATGGCGAGGCCTTCGATGTTGAGGCGTTTCTGTCCGAAGTCGATGAAGCCATGGCGACCGGCAAGACTGAGGAAGAAATTGTAGAAATCTGGGACGGCTTCGACGTTGAAGCCCAGCTGACCGAAGATGAAGAAGCGCTTCAACGTGCCTTTGACCTTCGCAAGCACCAGATTGCCCGCGTTCTTCGCGCAATGCTCAACTCTCACCCTGTCAATGCGGGGTGAGCCATGAGCAAGCGAGAAAAGCCCGTTTATGGTTTCATCCGCAAAGGCAACTCTCTTGTCCCTGCCATGGAATTCGACATGGCCGCGCTTGATGGCGTTGCTCAAGGCGAATTGGTCAACATCGAAATCAAGCAATTCAGAAACACCTTAAGGCTTCGTGCTTATTTCGCCGTTCTCCGCGAGGTCATCAATGCTTGTGACCTACCTTACACCAAGGAAAAGTTGCACGAAATCATCAAGCTTCAGAATGGCGTCATTGATCCTGTCACGCTTCCAAGCGGCCTGACCATTGCTATTCCGGGCTCCATTTCTTTCGAAAAAATGAGTGAAGCCGAATTTCAGTCTTTCTTCAAAAAGGCTGAGAAATGGCTTGCCGAAACCTACGGCTATGTCCGTGAGGAGGTTGCGTGATGATCCCCTCTTTCATTGCAAAATTCTTCAACTGGCTTTTCCCCGAACCGGAGCGCCGCGACCTTCAGGCCGAGATTACTGCCAAGATCGCGGAAATTGAGACGGCCAAGCGCCAGCACCGCCCGCGAAGCCACCTTTACAACGAACTCAACGGCCTGATGGCCGAGCAGCTGGCCGAAGAACTCGGCTATGCGAGGCACTGACATGGCCCGGAAAGAATTCACCCGGAAAATCCGGAATGCCGCCATCGAGCGCGCTGCCGGTCACTGCGAAAAGTGCAAGGCCGCTCTCAAAAAGGGCGAGGCAGAAGTAGACCACATTTTGCCTGATGTTCTCGGCGGCGAGCCCGTATTGGCTAATGCTCAGGTGCTTTGCCAGCAATGCCATGCGGAAAAGACGGCAGACGATATTCGCCGCACCCGTAAGGCTGACCGCCAGCGGGATAAGAACAACGGCGCAATCAAGCCTTCTTCCAAGCTGGCGAAAACCATCAAAGAGCCGAAGCGCCTCACAAAACCCCTCCCTCCCCGTAAGCGCGACATATTCGGTCGCCCTGTTAGCGAAGGTGCGCGAGCATGAACGAGAAAAACTGGAAATGGTATTCCGGCGACAATAACGAAAGCTATTCGTTAGGGCCGTTCGATACTCGCGAAGAAGCAATTGAAGAAGTGCGCGGCCTATATGGTGATGACGTGGGCGTCTATGTGACCGAGGCTTACAAGGAACCTCTCAAGCTATCGTCGTATATATCAAGAGATTTTGTCGAGACGCTTCTTGAGCATGCCGAGGAATGCGTTGCTGATCTCGCTGATGAGTACGGCGACCATGTAACATTCGACGTGTCCGGCGAACAGCAAAAAGACCTGCGCGCTATGCTTACGGCCACCGTTAATGCTTGGCAGGAAAAGCATGGGCTAAAATTCACCACTTGGTGTTTTACCGACACCCGGAACGAAGAATATATCGCGCCGGAGGTCCAGCCATGACCACCCTACCGGAAGAAGTCAAGAATGCCGTAGCAAAGGCGCTGAGGGAAAGTCGATGGCTTGTACCTGCCCCAGCGGTAGAGCTTATCCTCACCGCTGCTCTCCCCTTCCTCTCCGTGCAAGGGGCTGTGAAGAAGCTGGAGTGGGGCAATGCGCGCATAACAGAGGATGGGCGCGAAGCGGAAGACGCAGAAAGCCCCGTTGGTCGATACATCGCGACTGATACAGGCTGGTTCCTTCTAGGGCGAACAGGCTACGAAGTTGAGCGTGGCTTATACCAAGCCAAAGCCGCAGCACAGGCCGACTATGAGGCTCGCATCCTCTCAGCGCTTGAGCCTTCCGCAGCGCGTGAGCTGGCGTTGGATGTAGAATTCGCCACGATCCGGGCGATGATATATTGCTACGAGGGTGATAGCGCACAAGCGTTTGAGGCTCAGAAGGCACTCGCCAAGATAGACGCCGCCATCCGCGCCCTATCCTCCCCAGACCATGCCGAAGCCGGGAAGGTCGAGGGGGATGGGTGGAGGCCGATTGAAAGCGCGCCGAAGGATGGGGCGGAGATATTGGCGTGGCGCAAAGACTGCGGCTGGTTCATTGCCAGCTTCACGAGCTGTAGCGCATTTCCTTTGTCTCAATCCGAAATAGACGAGTTGGACGAGGAAACGCTGTTCAAAGAAGACTGGTTCACTCAATGGCCGCAAGCCTTGCGCCTAGAAGGCAGCGAAGAACCCACCCACTGGCGTCCTCTCCCATCTGCACCTTCTCAGGAGGTGGCGGGATCATGAGCAAGTCAAGGATAATTTATGCTCGACCCGGCGACATGATTGAAATCCGCATGGTCTGTCATGATGATTTCGACCTCAACGCCAGCGACTGGCGCGAGCAGACCCACCCAACCAGTATGTTGCTCATGGCAGTGGAAACCCACGAGATCGCCTTTGCTAATCCAATGACACGGCAAGTCCCTTGGCCTTCCCACCCATCAGGAGGCGACCGCCATGTCGAGTGAACTGAAGCCGTGTCCGTTTTGCAGTAAAACCATGATGTTACGTAGTGCTTTATGGCCTTCCGAAGGCGATGCGGATGCCATCATCCATGCTGATCCTACAGATTGCCCTATGCTTGGCTTTAGCGACGGATCGGCTGATGGCAGCATAATTGAAAAATGGAATTGCAGTTTATCAAACGAGGATGACTTACCCTCTGATGGTTCGTGTGTTCGCTGCGGTTCTGTACCTCGCAATGCGAACGGCCTTTGCAACACGTGTTTGGACGAAGATGCGGAGCATCTAGAGAACACTCGCCCCACCCCGTTGCTCCCGTATCGCCGGATGCTACCGGCAAGTGCGGGGAGTTGGTGACGGTGGCGTGGTTTCAGCCATCACAGCGATGTTGCGATAATGGTTGGATGGAAGCAATGGCGTGGCAGGAAGGTGAATTTAGCGCGCCAGTCGTCCTCCGCTCGCAGGCTGAGGAGCTATTGGCGGCGGAACGGGCGAAGAAGGAAATGCTGGCCGAAAGTCTTCATATCCAGATCAAGCGCGTCAACGAGCTCGAAGCCGACAACGCGGCGCTGACTGCGCGGGTTAAGGAGTTGGAGCGCGTTGAGACGGAGCTTTGCACGTCGATTGGTCTGCTCGAAGACAAACTCAATGCCGCGAACGGAAAGATCGAGGCACTGGTGCAGTCTCTGGCATACGAAACCGCCCACGAGGCGACGAAACGCGCCGAAGCCCTCGAAGCCAAGCTCGCGGCGGCTGAACAGGCGCTGAAAACTGCGCGCCCATATGTCGAAGATTACGACACTCGGCGTCATAACACTGGCGTTGATGAAACGCTCACACAGATAGACGCAGTGCTGGGAGGGAAGCCGTCATGAGCCAACCGAGCGAAACAGAAATCTTCAACGCCATTGAATACGCAATGCGCTGCCATCCTGTCGAGGAAGAGCATGAAGGCGAGGACGGAGCTTGGACCGCTGAGATTTATGACGCGACCAGCCTGACGCCCTTCGTCATGTGCCTTCTTAGAGAATTGAAGGTGATTTCATGACCCAGCCCCTCATTACCCGTCTCTCCAAGCTAGATGCGCCTGACAGGGGGATGGATGCGGAGATTGAAGTTGCTGTTCGCCGCATCGAGGCAGCCCGATCAGGCTTAGCCGAAGAGTATTGGGCGAACTGGCAAGCTTCGCCAGACGGCACAGTCTACGATCCTCACACACGTTATTCCTCGCAGCCCTTCACCGCCTCTGTAGACGCGGCTATCGCGCTGGCAGCAAGGGTGTTGCCGGGCTGGACCTTTGAACATATCGGGCAGGATTACATCCGGGCGAGCGGATTGGATAACGACGTCATGCCGATGGGCTGGACCGTCGAAATATCTGACGGCTCACAAACTATCCAAGGGCAAGCGCCAACATTACCGCTGGCAATCTGCATCGCCCTCTTGCGCGCAAAGGAGGCTAATCATGTTTGACTGCGAGACCACTCGGTTGATGCCTCTGCAGGAAGTGATAAAGATCACAGGAATCCAACGGGCAACCATATACAAGAAAATTAACGAAGGCAGCTTTCCAAAGGCGGTTAAGCTCAGTCCCACCTGCGTCAGATGGCGCTCAGACGAGATCCAACAGTGGATCGAAGAACTGCCAAGGCATTAGAGAGCGGGGGAACCCGCTCTTTTCTTATTCGCCAATATCACCAAATATCGTCGGTGCCGACCGTCTTCGTCCACCGAGAAGATCGACGGCTGGTAGCGCGCCTTCCAATAACTTATCGGCCCAGATCTGTGCCAGCTCAGCGCGGCGAGCCATGTGTTGCGCTCGATTGTACGCGGCCTCGACCTTGTCTTTCGGCTTATGTGCCAGCATGGCGTCGATAACGAACCTTTCGGCTGGAAACTCTTCATTCATCACCGTCGAAAATGTTGACCGCCAGCCATGCGGAACATGCCTATGAGGAAATCCCGCCCGATTGAGAAGATATCCAAGCGCATTCTCACTCATTGGTTTGTGTGCGTGCCGCGCATTCGGAAATACATAAGGCCCCTTTCCGGTCAGATTATGCACAGCCTTAAGCGTTTCCAATGCTTGGCGCGATAGCGGAACCTCGTGATCGTTACGATCATCATCCTTCATCGCTTTGCGCAACTTCATCCGCGCTGCCGGGATCCTCCATATTGGTTTTTCCGGATCCACATCAGCCAACTCATCCCACCGCGTGGTAATCAACGTGCCGGGGCGAACAACCGTCAGCGCCAGCAGCCGCATAGCGAGCCGAGTAACGGGATGTGCAGGTTCACGATCGAGCGCTGCTATTATCTCTCGCGCCTCGGCCAATGTCGCGACGGCAGGCTGGCGTCCTTTCTGGATCGGCGTGAGTGCTTTTTGAACGATTGCCGCAGGATCATTCAATCCTTTTCCGCTAGCGATGGCGAAAACAAACACAGCAGACATGCGCTGCCGAACTCTATGTGCCGTCTCGACTGCAGGGCGCTTTTCGATCTTTCTGAGCACTTCAAGCACGTCAGGCGGAGTGATGTCGTTTATCGCAGTTGAACCGAGATCAGGAAAAACATCCCGCTCCAGGCTGGTAATCACGTCATCCGCGTGCCTTTCGACCCAAGACGATTTCTGCAGATCGAACCAGTCTCGCGCCACCCTCTCAAATGTGTTTGCGTCGGGATCTGGCCGGCCTGCTTTTAATTTCCGTCTTTCTACAGCCGGATCTTTTCCGGCCTTGACGAGCTTCCGCGCCTCATCGCGGAGCTGCCTCGCTTCCGCGAGCGATACTTCGGGATATGAATCAAAGGAAAGCACTTTGGGTTTACCGGCGAACCGATATCGGAAACGCCAGACCTTTGAGCCGGCAGGCGTCACAAAAATGGATAACCCGTGGGAATCGGTCAGATGATAACCCTTATCGCCCGCCCTCGCTTTTTTTATGGCCGTATCTGTAAGCAT